GGTTCCGCTCTGCACCACCTTTTCACACACGAAGCATGACAAAACCAGAAAACGCGCGCGAAACCTCCGACGAATTCGACGGACTACCGACTCCAGACCTCACGGGATTTCAAGATCCGGACTTTGATGACATTCACGGACTCGATTTTGAGGCAGTCGTCAATGGACTCGATAAAACTGAGGAGGAAGTGACTCCGATCGGGAAGCCGCGCAAACTGAAAGCCGGAGAAGCGACCGGACTCGGAGGGCGAGCCGTCTCGATGACGCGACGAACGAAGCGAAAAATCTTCTATGATCTCGCGACTTCGAAACGCGCGGTCAGTGCGATTGGAAAACTTCCGGATCCCGAGGAATCTTTTCATTGCCTGATGGGTGGAGACTATCACGGATTCGATCTCGTGATTGCGATCCACTCGCTAGCGGAAGCGCCGATTGATTTCCTTCACCTGACGACGCTCGGATTCAATCGCCACAACATGACGCACCTGATCGGGATGCTGGACTCCGGACGGGTCGGATCGGTTCGTGTGCTCTGCTCCGAGTATTTCGCGAGCGCGGACACAACGACGTTTCTCTTCGCGAAGAAGGAACTTGAGGCGCGAGGTCAATCAATCGTCGCGACTCGAAATCACTCCAAAGTCATGCTCTTCGCGATTGGTCAACAACGCTTCACCGTGGAGTCCTCTGCAAACCTCCGATCGTGTAACAATCTAGAACAATTCAGTCTCACCCATTCAATCGAGCTCTATGAGTTCCATCGCGATTGGATCGAACAAGTCCTTACCAATGGCGCGAAGTAAATCGGACAGTTCGGACGATACGGGCGGGAGCGCGGGATCGAAGATCGAGGCGGCAAACGTCGCGAACTTGCTCGCCATGCTGAAGTCAGGCAAGTCGCTCTCCCGCGCTCAGCTCACCCAAATCGATGACTACAACGAAAAGAAGTCAGCAGTCGGACGCGTTGCCGACAACCTTCCGGCCGCCGCCGCTATGTCGGGGATCGATCTCGATACAATCGGGAAATCGAAAGCCGCCGGTTGTCCCGCGTTCCGAGGGTCTCGGATCTACGTTGATGAGCTGATCGAATGGGTAGACGATCACGGTGACACCCTGCCGTCTGGGAGTAGCGAGATCGATCTAATCAACATCGAGATTGCCAAGGAAAGACATCGAAAATGGAAGATCGAGAATGACGCGAAAGAGGGTCTCACGATCAACCGGCAAGATGTCGCGACTCAGATCCTAGCCCTCGGACTGGAGCTGAAACGCATATTGCGCTACAAGCTCGAAGATGACGCACCTAGGCGGCAACGCCAGAAAACCGAGGCTGAGCTTCGGATCGTGAATCGAAAGCTAGTAGACGAGATCTGCTCAATCATGGAGAAAGGATCCGAGACTTGGAAACCGAAGCCATAGCAACCGCATGGAGGCAGAGCTGGAGGAGACCGGATAGACGTGAGATTCATGAATGGGCGCGCGTGAAGTTGAACCTTCAAGGCGATTATCGAGATCGCGGACCGTTCAATGTGGAAACATCCCGCTATCTGATCCTCCCGTTCCAACTCCTCAAAAACGACAAGGTCCGGATGGTGAATCTCCTCAAAGCGATCCAAACAGGAGGATCGTTGATCGGTGATCTGTTCTTTCATTGGTCACTTTCGGAGAGTCCCGCGCCCTTCATGGCATCGTTCCAAACAGACGATGACGCAGAGCAACACTATCTCACTCGGATCGAGCCGACGCTGAGGGCGACGAAGTGCAATCTCCCATTCTACAAGCGACTCAAGAAGAAGCGGGATCTCTACCAATTCCCGAACATGAACGCATATTTCCAGGGCTCGAATATGAGTAGTCTCCAACGGAAATCGGTCCAGCACGAGATGAACGATGAAGTCTGGGACTGGAATCCGGGGATGCTCGCTGAGGCCTGGGGGCGAACGGAAGCCTTTCCGGATACCTGCAAGATCCTGAACATCTCGCAGGGAGGAGACGAGGGAACCGACTGGGATGAAGTCTACTCACGCGGACGCCGATACGAATGGGGGATGAAGTGCTTCAAGTGCGGCTTTCACCAACCGCTCGCGTTTGCTAGTCAAATGATCGCCAACGAAGACGAGCGCGCCGGAGTCGTTTTCGACAAGATCCAGCAATCAGACGGGCGATTCGATATCGCGCGATGCGCTGAGACAGCCCGGTTCCGTTGTCGGAAGTGCGGTCACGATCACGATGACGAGCCGAAAACATGGGATCGGATCAATCACACGGGCGACTACATTTGCATTGATCCAGATCGTTCCATGACGAACTGCTCCATCCATTGGGAACAGCTCGTCAATGGACGATATGGGAGGCTAGTCACTGAGTTCCTGACCGCGCTCGAAATCAAGGAACAGGGATCCGTTGAAGCGTTGCGGAAATTCCAAATGAAGAAACGCGCGCTCATGTGGTCAATGAGTCAGGCCGTGGATAAGATCGAGATCGTCACCGCTGGATACCTCAAAGAGCCAGCGAGCGGAAAGGATTACAAAGCGCCGGCGGGTTTGCTTTCGGAATTCGCGCAAACCTTCATCACCGCCGATTTCCAAGAGGGACGCGGAAACGACTCCCGTCATTTCAAGATCGTAGTCCGAGGATGGCGCGACGATGGAACCTCCCGATTGATCTGGGAGGGGCGACTCAACTCAGTTGAGCATATCCACCAACTCCAGAGAAACCTCCGGCTCCGTCCGCGTTGCGTCTGTCTTGATGGAGGTCACGAACGGAATCAAATCGCGTCATGGTGCGCTCAATACGGATGGACTGTTTTGATCGGAGACGATCCCGCGACGTTCCCGCACAAGTCGAAAAAGAAAGGAGAGAAGCCGATTCAACGCCCCTACTCCCCGCGATTCCGGATCGATCCCCAGCGCGGAAGATCCGGCGCGAATCGGACATTCGCATTCGCTTTCTATTGGTCTAATCCATCGATCAAGACCGTCACCTGGAACCTACGTCACGGAAAACCCGAGCGCTGGGAGCTCCCAGACGATCTCTCCAAGGAATACAAACACGAGATCGACTCAGAGGTTCGCAAACGAGAGATCGTCAAGAAATCGGGCGCGCCCCGATACATCTGGTATCAATTCAAAAAGGACAATCACGCGTGGGACTGCGAATGTATGCAAACGACGTGTGCGATCATGGCCGCGATTGTGCCGTTTGACGTGGAACCCGAGTCCGAAGAACCGGACGAATCGGACCGCGATTCGGCGCAAGCGCCGAAAGGGAAAAGGGGTGAAAAAGCACCCCATGAACAGGACAAACAACTCACTTTGCTCGAAACCTGAAACCTAACCGCAGACCATGAACCAAACCGAAACAACACTCCCCCAGCTTCCCGCCTACACTTACCGCGCCCACGTCGTTTCCGTCTACGACGGGGACACGTTCACCATAAATATCGATCTCGGACTTGGAATCTCCATGAACGGGCAAAAGATTCGACTCTTCGGATTTAACACGCCAGAGGTTCGAGGAGTCGAACGACCGGAGGGTATCCCCGTGAGAGACTACGTCCGGAAGATGATTGAAGGGCGAGACGTGATCCTGAGAACCCATCGAGACAAGAAAGGGAAATATGGACGTTGGCTCGGAGAGGTGTTCTTTCAACTTGGAGAGGACATGCACGATCTCGGAACATTGCTCGAATCACAGGGGTTTGCTCAGCGCGTGGACTACTAAACCGATCACGATGAACACAGAAGAATACAGAATACGATTCGTGGCCCAGATAACCTCCCGAGGAATTGGGCCTGAAACCGCAAGCGACGAACACGCAGCATGGATCGAAATGGACCCAGAAGCCCCGAAGGGCGGAGCCCCAGAACTCGACGCAGATGAGGCACTGAGCTATTACGCCGATTGAGTCCCTTACTGAATGTTTCCCGGGAAACATTCAGGGAGCTGTTCCGCGCGGAACAGCCCCAGCCGTTGATAGCGCGCCCTTTTGTGAATGGCAGCGTCTTGGCATCTAATAAAAGCGTTCATCAGGGAAGCCACTGAGGACGAAGACCTAAACCCGGTTGCGGAGATCTCTACCGCATACGCGAAACTGCGCGCGATTCAGCGGGGGCACTTCGAAACCGCGACGATAAACAATGACGGTCTTCAGCAGATCTCTTCACAGGTCAAGGATGTCTCCTTTTCGTTCGCCGTCCCCTCTGGACTGGGTGCAGCCGAGATCATCGCCACGGCAGAGCAGGCGCTCGAAATGATCGAAGGGAAAACCGTCGCCCAAGCGCGCGCCTTTCTGGTTCGGCGCAAACGGACGCAACTCGATATGCGGACCTATCGACTATGAAAGCCCCTACCCTTTTTGACGGACGGGGGAGACCCATCTCCTCGCGCAAGTCGGCAACCTACGCGCCCGGAGGATATCTCGGAGCCAGCAACCACCGCAGCCGCTCCTATTTGCCGGGGATGATTGCCGACTCGCGTTCGGATTACACCGCCGGAACACGTCGCGAGCTCCAGCGCCGCGCGGGATTCTTCAAGAAGAACGTCGGAATGGTTCGCGGAGTCGCCAAGAGCCTTGTTGATCATGCCGTTGGACCCGGAATCTACCCGCTCGCAGCGACATCAGAGGACGAATGGAATCGCGCCGCCTGGTCGTGGTTCTGGGAAACCGCCAAGATCGGAGATGTATCCGGGAGGATGACGCTTTGGGAAGCTCAACAGGAACGGGTAAAAGCGAAGTTCTGGGCCGGTGAAATGTTCACCGCCAACTCAAAGAGCCGCGCAGGTTGGCCTCAATTCCAACTCATCCGCGCGCATAACTGCGGCTCGTTTGGGGTTGATGAATCCGAAGGCTGGAGAGACGGGGTGAAGCTCGACGACGCAAACCGCGCTCGAGCTTACCGATTCCGCCTGAAGGGGGACGAGCGCTATCAAACGCTCAACGCGAATCAAGTCGTCCATTCCTACATGCTGGAAGAATCGGACGGAATCCGAGGCGTTCCGCCGCTCGCGTCTGGATTCAATAATCTTCACGACATTCTCGACACGCTCTCACTCGAAAAGGAGAGCATGAAAGACAACGCCCGAGTCGCCCGATGGACGCAGACCGAATCCGGCGAAGACGAGGAGGAGCCGTCCTATTTTGAAGACGGAAGCACCTCCTCTGAGGACGCTATTGCCTACAAGCTCGATCAAGTATTTGGGGCTGAAATTCTACGTCTCAAAAAAGGCGAGTCCGTCAATTCATGGTCTTCCGCGCGCCCCTCCCCTGCGTTCATGGGGTTGATCGCCTACCTCGGAAAAGAAGTCACGAACGCGACGGGATTCCCCTACGAGTTTGCCTGGGATCCGAACGAGCTCAAAGGACCATCAGTCCGCTTCATTCTTGAGAAAGTTCGTCTTGCCGTTGGAGAGTGGAAACGGAACGAGATTGAGGACACCTATCCGTTTTACACGTTTGCGATCTCTTGCGCCATGGAGAGCGGAGATCTCCCCTACCATCCGGAATGGTATAAAGTCGAATGGATCGGCGGCGCTCCAGATGTCACTATAGATAAAGGCCGCGACGGGGGGCAAGACCGCGAAAACATCAAAGCAGCGCTTACCACGTTCAAGCGTTACTACGCCGCTCAGGGGCTATGGTGGAAAGACGAGCTCGAACAGAAAGCGCGCGAGGCGGGCTACATCGATTTCCTTGCTGAGAAATACGGAGTCAACGCAGACCGGATTCACTTGCTCATGATCAATCAGGCTCAGGAAGACAAAGAGGAGCCAGGGAAGCGCGCCGATGATCTCGATCGCAAAGAGCGCGAAGAAGAAAACGAGCAAGACAGCAAGCGCGACCGATCCTCAACCTCCGCCTAGTTCCCTAATTTAACCAACGCAAAACCCATGTCCTATCCTCGAATCGTAGACGCAATTTTCAACTCCCCATGGGCGATCCATCGTCCGTTCTTCGGGACCATGTTTCCGCTGATGCAATCGCGAATCTTCAGCGACTCCGCGCAACTGGAATCCTTCACCGCAAACGGAGCCGGACCCATGTTCCGCGCGGAACAGTCCGCCGCATCAGGGAAAGGCAAGGGAGGAAACTTCAGCGCGAGCCGAATCACCAAGCGCACGGATGGTCGATTGATCGACCAAAGCGCGCGGATTCACTCGGAAGCGCTCCAGCGTTGCGGAGGCGATGCCGGAACATATCACACAATCGTCCGAGAGGAGGAAGCCGCGCTCCCCCCCGGTCAGATCTTGCACGTCTTCGGCTCCGGAGTCCTAGGAAAGCACCTCTCCTCCATGGATGAAATGTGCGCAGGAGGGCTTTCGGTTGATCGTATTCAGTCCGCGATCACAGCAGCAGAAGAAGACGACAAGGTTTCCGGAGTGATGCTTCATCTCGATACTCCGGGCGGGATTTGTTACGGAATGCCGGAGACGTTCGCGATGGTCAAAAAGCTCCGCGAAACGAAAACCGTTGCCGCGTTCTGCGATTCACTCACCGCGTCGGCCGGTCAATGGTGTATCGCCGCAAGCGATGTCGTTTACGTCACGCCATCCGCTGATCTTGGATCTATCGGAGTCTACTCCGCTTTCACCGATTACACCGAATGGTGCAAGAAAAACGGGATCACCGTTGAGGTGATCGCAGACGGAGTTCACAAGGGCGCAGGCTACCCAGGAACCGCACTCACTGAGGAGCAACGCACGAAGATCAAAGCGGATGTTTTGGAGTGCAGTCGTCAGTTCAAAGACGACATCCGCTCAGCGCGTGAAGGGATCACAGACGAGACGATGCAAGGTCAATGTTTCACCGGGAAATCAGCCGTTGAAGCGAAGCTAGCCGACGCCGTCGTGATCAATCTCAACGAAGCGCTCGCAGACTTAGCGAAAGCGATTTGACGACATCCTTCGTTGATAGCCGCCCCTTTGTATCAAGACGCCTAAGCGCACTCATTTAACTCAAAATAATTCTTATCATGTTCGGAGACAAACTCGCCCTCGCAAACGCCACAATCGGAACTCTGATCGGAGTTCTAGGAACCGCTGGAGTTGAGCTCGATGCAGCCAATATGCTCAGCGCCGAGGAGATCACCGCCAAATTAGGGGCAGCGAAAAAGGCCAGCATCGAAGCCGCCGTGAAACTCGCCATTGCTCCCGCCGTCGCCGAAGCCATCACCGGACCTAAAGCATCGATTGCCGCTTTTGAGGCTGGTCTGAACGCATCCGGAATCACGGGGCTGGAATTCGTCGCTGAAGACTTCACCGCACCGAAAGCCGAGGGCGCGCTCAACGGAGCGGCGACCAAAATCAAAACCGCTATCGAGACCCGCGTTGCGAAAGTCTCCGCCCGTCAGATCGCCGCCTCTGGTCATCCGGGATCGGTAGATGTCCCTGCCGGAGAGACAGACGACTCGAAAGCGCGCGAAGTCACTCCAGCAACGAAAGCCGAATTCGTGACCACGCTCAACGGGATCACCGATCCCTCCGAGCGCACGACCTACTTCCGCGCTCACAATAAGAAATTCATCAAGTAATCAGCCCTCCCTCTCCAATCAACCCAAGCCAGATCTCACACACTTAATCACTCAAGCCATGCGTCACGCTCTATTTCTTTTCGCCTTCCTTGTCGCGTTCATCGCGCGCTCCGAACGCTTCGCCGTCCTCATCACCAAAGCAGTGATCACCGTCGCGTTTTCTGCTACGCAAAGCCTCGCTCCGATGTTTCGCGTCCCGGTCGCCCTCTACGTAGTCAACTCGATTGATGTCGGACTTAAAAAGGAGCATCTCCAAGACGTGTTCCTTGAGGCATTCAAAGGAGAGATCCTCGCCCTCACTGCATTCGCAACAGACTTCTCAAGCGCAGTCCTGGACAAAGAAGGCGACAAGGTGAAGGTGGGCTACATCCCGCTTGCCGCAGCCGCTCAGGACTTCAAGGGCTCCTACACTACTCAAGCCACTGACTGGGAAGTTAAGGAGGTGTCGGTTGATCGTCACAAGTTCGTCTCGTGGGGTCTCTCCGATACGGATATTTTCACGCAAGGGATCGTCAACCTCGAAAGCCAAGCGCGCATGAAAGCGCACACGCTCGCAGCCGCCGTCGTTGCGGATGTCCTGAGCTGCGTCACCGCCGCCAACTTTGGAGCCGCGCTCCACACCGGACTTGCCGGAGCTTTCGACCTGGATGACATCGCCGATATGCGCACCGGCGTCGTAAAAGCCAAATGGCCCAAGGTCGGGCGCTCCATGATCCTCGGAGCCGATTACTACGGAGCCGTTGTCAAAGACAACGCGATGCAAGACGCATCCGCAGCCGGCGGCACAGAAACCCGCACCTCTGGAGTCCTTCCGAGCCTCTACACCTTCGGGATGATCGAGTCTGAGGAGATCCCCGCCAACGCGGAGAATCTGATCGGACTCGCAACCCTGCCCTCCGCAATCGCGGTCGCGATGCGCTACCTCGCGCCGCGTCGCCCTGAGAAGTATATCGAAGCGCGCGCGATTACCGATCCGCTGAGTAAAATCACCATCGGTTTCCGCCATGATTACGACACTCACACGGGCGTCGAAACCCACGTCTACGAGTGCAACTACGGTTTCGACCCGCTAGAGGCGGCCGCCCTCAAGCGCATGGTCTCCGCGTAAGCGCTCAGCCCCCTCACCCAGAAATTCACCCTCTAGGATCTAATCCCTAAACCCATGGCTAAAATCAAAATCTACGGCGCTGAGCCGACCCACCCCGACGGAGTCCAAATCACCGAAGCCGCCACCGATAAACTCGGATTCCACGGCGCGACTCCCGTCGTTCAAGCAACCGTTGCCGTCGCAGCTGGAGCAGCACCCACCGCAGCCGAGTTTGACGCCGTGGTGAACGCGCTAGTCGCGAAAGGTCTCCTCAAGCTCTAAGCGTCCCACCGCTTAAATCCATCCGCCTAGCACTCCCCCACCGTCAAACTCGTCATGAAAGTCGCAACCATCATCGCTCTATTTCCCTCTGGCTGGAAAACCCTCTTCACGGGGTCGGATATCTCTGAGGCGAAAGAAGGATTCAAACTCGCCAAGGTGCGAGGATCACTGACCAGCAGCGACGGGGAGTCAGCTAGTGAAATCTACTATTTCGACACCTCCGGACGCCGGATGCGTAAGCGCCTATCCAGTCCCGAGGAGCTCGAAAAACTCAACACCGCCAACGGCAAACAAGCCAAGGCCGAAGCCGACCGCGCCACCAAAGCGCAAAAAGCCAAGGACAAGAACGCAGTCGATGCCAAAGCGAAAGCCATCGCAGGGAAAGCCGTTGCCGCCATCGCGAAAGACATCGTCAACGATGCCAACGAAGGCGACTCCGCCCCTGACTCCGACTCCGATTCCGATCCTGAGCCCGAAGCCGAGACGACCGATCCCGAGGACGAATCCAACCACTTTGGAACCCCTGAATCCGACAAGGTCGCGCAATCCGCCAAAGCGAAGCGCGCCGGGGGCAAAAAGACAAATTCCGAGCCTGAAGCAAAGTAAGCCCCGGACCTAATAAAAACTAAACACATTCGCCCGTCCTCCTATGGTTTAGGACGACGGGCGAATTCATAAAAGAGACCTTCCACTTGCCAAACGCCGTCCACACTCAACTCGCGCGAGGTTTCACCAACGCGCGCCGCAGCGCCGGAACCGTGGTCACATGGACCCGACCGGATCCGCTCGCTGATGTTGGGTTGACTGTGATCGCATCCAGCGAAGAACCCGGACCCGATACCATCGATCACAACTCCGGCGACGACGCCCTGAGCGTCTTCAGCTCCCTCGTTTCCGATTTCGCCGCCGCCGGAGCACTACCCGAGCAAGGTGACTCATTCACCAACGAATCCGGAGATTCCTTCCGTATCGAACGCGTCGAACGCACCCCCGCTCATCCGATCATCCACTTCCATTGCGCAAACGCGCTCGCCTCCGACTGATGTCCCTCGAACCCCTCAAAGAATTCCAGCGCCAGCTTGCCGCCTATCTTCGATGGACGAAGAAAAGCCAAGGACCGGCGATCGAGGATCGGGGGCGCAAAATGCGTTTCGAGCTCTATCGCCAATTCCGAGCCATCGCCAAAACAGCGAGCGCCCTCCGATCCGAGCTCAACGCAATCGGAATCGCCGGACTCCGCCGCCGCAAAGATCCAAAAACCGGCAAACCCGTATCTTTCAAGCAAGAGATCTCCCTTCGCGTTCGCTCGATCCGATTCCTCTCGATCAGCTTCCTGTTCCGCTCGTGGAGATACAGCCGCGAAGGACAAGACGGGCAATTCAAAGCGCGTAACCGTCGCCAGAAAGAAGTTGGGAGCGCCCTCGTTCGCACCAAAGAAGGAAACGAACGCCCCTCCGTCATGATCTCCAGTTTCCTGACTGGAGTCAAAGTGCAGAACGATCGAAGACGCATCGCAGATCGTGCCCTCCTCTCCCAAGCGCGAGACATGAACGTCTACATCCGCCGCAAGCATAACGACTACTTGCGCGGGCAATTCAACCGGCTTTTCCCAGTCATGAAGATCGGAGCCTAAACGATGCACCTCGGAGAATCATTCGCCCAGATCGAGACGCTCTTTGCCGCAGACGTGAAAGTTGCCGCGATCCCATTCCTGAAACAAGTCGCGGGAGACATTGCCGACAAATCCAACGTCAAGGCCTACAACTCCCAACTCGAAGCCGCCTATCGATCCCCAGGGATCGCGATAGTCGCGATAGCCAGCGACGGGCGACTTGAACCCGGCTCCGAGACGAGCCCCATTCTCGATCTCTGGAATACCTTCATGATCTCGATCACCGAGAACCCGAAGACCAACGAGACCGGACTGACCGCATTCGAATACACGCGCCGGATCATGCGACTCGTTCACGCCCAAAGTATCGACGCGCGAGGCGCTCGCGTAGATTTCAAGCTCGATCCCGGATCCGCCTACTCTCTCGAACCCGCGACCCTAAAAGCCGGAGTCGTTACTTATTTCGTTAATCTACTCGTTCGCACCACTGAGGACACCGGAGCGATCGATCCCTCCTAAAAACACGCCGTCCCCCTAAACCAAATCTAGTCATGATACAACAACCCGAAATTCTCGGCGCTCACGGATGGTTCTTCCGCGATGGAGCCGCATTCACCGTTCCCGAAGCCGGAACCACCGGACGCGAAGTCAAGCCCGGAGCCGCGGATCCGCTCTGGCATGATTTCGGAATCATTGATGTCAGCATCACTCCAGAAATGGGCGCTGAAATCGAGATCTGGAAATCCTCTCCAGCCGTGAAGGAGCTTCACGACATCATCATTTCCAAACGCGGACTCACCTTCAAAATCACGAAAAAAGAGCTATCCAACTTCGATCTTGAGCTAGTCCTTGGATCCGAAGGCGTCTCCTATGTTTCGGGCGAAGCCGGAGGCCAAGTCAACCCGCTCGAACTTCAATCAGCCACCGTCAAAGGCTGGTTGAAACTTCAGTTCTACGGACGCCAATCAGCGCGCGATGGAAACACTCCCCTCCTCACGGTCGAGAGCTACGTTTGCCTCAAGTATGATGGTGATTTTGCACCCGGAGACGAACTCATTGAGCCAGTCCTCAGCGCACGCCAACTCATCAGCACGCTCAACACCGGAAACATCGTCTAAGCGCGAGACCTCCTCACCTCCGATCCTGACGCGTGTCCGTTCCCGACTACACTCCCGACAACACCGCTCCGACTGCGAAAGCACTCGGAGACGGTTTCCCCGCCAATTCCGACGCAGCCGCGAAAGCTGTCGGGAGTGTGCCGGACAACGACGCGCCGGTTTCGCACGCCGTCCCTACCTCGGAGCCCACAGACGGAGCTCCCGTCGCGACCACTCCGAGCGCCGGAATCCCTAGCAATGACGCCCCCACTTCAACCGCCGTCCCATCGGCTCCAGCCAACTCCGATCCAGCCGCGAAAGCCCTCGGATCCTCCGAGCCGAGCAACGACGCCCCCACCGGGAAAGCAACCGGCACCTTTCAACCCACCAAGGACGTTCCGCGTCCCCTTCTCTTCTCAGCCATCGCAGCTCCCACAGACAACACCGTGAACACTCCGACGATCAATCTCCCCGGAATCCTTACTCTCAACCAGATCAACGGATGGACGCGCATCCCCGCAGGATCCGTCCTCACTCGCGCGCAAGTCCAGCTAGGCGAAGCACCCGACGCAGGGGGCGCAGATGCAAAGATCCAGCTCGTTGACGCCAACGGTGATTCTTACGGGATCACGATCACGATTCCAGCCGGAGACACCTACGGGCAAGAGATCCCTGGAGCTCCGATCGCACTCGCCGCCGATGCCTACGTTCGCGCCAAAGTCACCCAAATCGGCTCCGCAGATCTCCCCGGAGGATTCGGAACTGTCACCCTCTTCACTCAACTCACTTGAACCTCTCTCCAATGAAGAAAATCATTCTCAGTCTCTTACTCTTTGCGCTCCCGATCGCCCTGACCGCTCAGACGGTCACGACCCCATGGCGCAACCTCGGAAAGGCCGGTTCCGATCTCGCAGATCTGGAAACCCGTAACGCCTCCGACCTCACCAACGCGCCAGCCGGAAGCATCGCCGCGACCGACGCCCAAGCAGCGATCAACGAACTCGACAGCGAGAAAGCGACCACCGCGCAAGGCGCGCTAGCCGATAGCGCCACGCAACCCGGAGACAACGTCTCCACCCTCACCAACGACTCCGGATACCTCACGAGCACGCTCGCCGCTCAGCAGTTCGCCGCCCGGTCGCCGGACTCGGGGCTCGTGTGGACCGGAGTGTCAGGGGCACGCGCATTTGCCCCCGCGATTGCTCTCGGCACTAGCAATCTATTTGTGCGGACTAAGGTTTTCTTGACCGGACTGACATCCGCAGAGGCGAGAGGCATTTGGATTTTTGGTGGCAATGACGCAAGTCCGCCTTCATCGAACGGTGGCATACTTGCGTTTATCGACGGGGCATCTGGTCGGCTTATCTTCCAATCCCGAGATGGTGCTGGAACTACGAACGCGACCGTTTCGGAAACGACCGCACGCACTGGCCTTGCCGACCTCGTATTGGTGAGGATCGGCACAACGGTCAACGTGTATATTGATGGGCTGTTATATCTGACAAACACCGATGCGGATTGGGCCCAATCATTCACATCCAATTTTTTTACGCTCGGACTAACGTCAGGAAACGCCGCCAGCACCCTCAACGGGGCAATGCAGTCTGCTGAATACGGCAACTTTGCGCCGACCGCCGCCGAGGTGCTCACGCTGCACCGCTTCGGCTGGGCTGCGTTGCCAGAGTATGTCCTTACAGCGGGCGCAGGAACCACGAAATACTCCACGGACTTTAGCAGCTCGAGCGGTTGGACATTGACCGGGAGTAGCACCATTAGCGGCGGCAAGCTGAATTTAACATCAAATAATACTGTATTCGCGCCAGCTAGTTATCCTTTAGTTGGAGGGAGAGCCTATGTGATTACAATTACTGTAGACAGTATTACCGGTGGATCAGCGCAATATTACAACGGATCGGCATATGTATCATATGCAACCACAGCTGGCACCTACGTGATTCCCTTCATTGCAGCGGGCTCATACGTTCAAACCACTCTTAGGATTTCGGGAGGATCAGGCGTGTTGGATGATTACTCGGTAACGACTGCTGGCGTCGCCGGATCATGGGACTTCAACTCGGGCGCAGGCTACCAGCAGCGGGACCTCAGTGGAGGCAAACGCCCGATGACGCTCACGACCACGGGAGTCCAACGCCTGCGACCAGACCGCCAAGGCTCGGTGACCGGCTCTCTCACGTGGGCTGACACCCATGAGGCTAAGTCTCTCCTCGGCCAGGAAGCCCTACCATCAAACGCCATTATTGATGCGATCACATTCGTGGCCACTGCCGGATCAAGCGGCGACGGCATCACCATTGGCACCACCACCAATCCCGATCAATTCGTTGCCGTCAACAGCTACACCACCACTGCCGAAAACTTCGCCGGTTCGCAAATAGCCAGCCCCTTCCCCGGTGGAACCGCGACCAACGACCTCACCATCGTAGTCGATCCAGACACAGCCAACTACACCGGATCCATCACCACAACGGTCACCTATCACC